TTATGTGAGGTCGAAGGACATTATTTTGAAGAAGTTGGCCACGACAGCCACAAGACGCGATATGAGTGCAAGTGGTGTGGGTATACGGAGGATATTTAGACTCACCGTGGGAGAGGGGTTTGATAACGGTGGGTGTTTGTGGAGGCTGTTGCCTCAATTTGCGATAAAGTTTAAACGAGTAAATAACAATTAAATACAAGTGCGATGGGATTAACTTTTAGTAAAAAACAAAAAATTACCAGTGCTATTTATGAAGAATTTAAAAAACAAAGAGGTGATAAACCAAAAGACGAAAATTTTGATTACGACTATGCTTGTTTTTTAGAAAATAAAATAGCTGAAATGTCTGGCGTTGGGGAGCCATTAACCACGAGAAAAAACAGCTTACATAAACACATTGTTATGCCCCGTTTTTCATCAAAAGAGGAACTAAGGGAATTTATTCAATTGCATTTTCCAATAGCTATAAAGCCAAAAAAACCAGCTAAAACAATGTTTATATCGCCAGTAACAAGTGCTAATGCACAGAAAGTAATAATTGATTGCCTCGTTGATGCCTTCTTAAATGGGGCATAACTTAATAACTTAGAAACATAAAAACGTAGAAACATGGAAACAATCTTAAACAACTTACTTACCTGGCAGGCGCTGTGGATTGCGCTGCTGGGTTTTGCTTATTTTTTTCTAAATGAACTGGAGGACGAATGTATTAAAAACAACTGGACGCGCTGGGGCTGGTTCCTTAACACCAAGGCCGCATGGCAGAACAAATGGGCTGTTAATTACCAGGGAAATCTTATTACCTACCAGGGCCACTGGTGGCACTTCGGGTTTTCACCGAAGTTTGAAGAGCGGTTCCCCTACAGCTCCACGTTGCTGGTGTTCCTCACCGATGGCGAGCACTTGTTCCAGTTTTTTAAGAACCTGGCTGTGCTGGGTGCCGTGGCAGTCATTAGCCCGTGGATGGCTGTGGCGGTGTTCATTGGTATGCGCTTGGCGGCTTTCATAAAGGAACAAATAAATTGGATACAATGAAAAAACATTTTTTAATTTTAAATCATATTGTATATTTGTAAAAGGAGGCTGGAATCTCCTTTTGTTAGATGTTAATCGCAACATACTGAAATTGAAATAAATGTTTGTATGAAAAAAAACTTCACAAAAATTATTGAAGCTTACCTGTTAACTGTTGAGAAGCCGCTTGATTGGCTTCTCAACGAAACAGGTTATTCTCTTACAGCGTACAGAAACTGGAAAAACGGCTTCAAAAACCCTTCGCTGGACGCTATTAACAGCATCGCCTTGGTTTTAAAAAATGCAAGGGCAAACATATGGACGCCTAAGCAGCTTATCACCCCAGAAATGAAATTTCAAACATCGCGAGTGAAGGCGGCACGCACAAATATTCGGTATTTGTGTGAGAAATATCAGATTGAAAAATCAGATATATACAACGATGAGCGTTTTGGTTTATCAAAATCAAGCGTGATTAATGTACTGACGCATGATAAGCAGCCAAATTTTGAAAACATTAAAAAGTTTGAAAAAGTGTTTAAAACATTCGATGTTGCTAATATTAAGACGCATCTTGATCTAATTTACTTTTCACTACCGTGGGGTGAATCAGCAGAATCATATATTGAAATAAGAAACAAAATTAAACTGCTATGAAAAATGTAACTTTAATTATTTTGTTAGCTGCTTTGCTTATGAGCTGCGACAAAGAAGAAACAACAGCCTCGTTCAGTGCTGACATCACAAAAGCTTATCTAACGCAAACCATTCGATTCAGTAACGGCAGCCGCCATGCGGATGCCTTCATGTGGGATTTTGGTGACGGGCAAACGAGTAACGAGCAAAGCCCTTCGCACGCCTATAACCAGCCGGGAATTTACAATGTGACGCTTTCGGCTACAGGTACAAGAGATGCGAGCCACAGCGAAACAATTACGGTACTAGATGGGAAGGCGGCCTACCAGGTGAGCAACATCAGCGATTACACACTCGAAATGTACAGTTTTTATTACAACGAGTTGATTAATGAGCTCACAGATGAAACAGATATGGGCGTGATTGAAGAGGATGAAACTACTGACACTTTTTATACCAACCGCGACGAGCTGATGCTCGCATTTTATGCTGAAGGCACACTCTTTATGGTAGCTGAGCCTTTTAATATTACGGCCTATACAGAAAACACATACACAATTAGTAACTCAACTCAGGTGATTATAATTGATAAGGCTTTTAAACAAAGTAGAATGACCGTTGAGGAGGTGTTTAAATGAGTGAAATCATTGGATCATAAAAACCCGAAGCAGCTCCGCTCCGGGTTTTTTTATGCCCTCACCCTAACCCTCTCCCTCTGGGAGAGGGAACTTTCTTAAACACCCGTTACCTCTTCAAAGCGTGTTTGATAAATCAGGTCATAAACCTTAAGGCCGTCGCGGCGTTTTTCGGCGCGGGCGCTCATGCGGGTGAGCTGGTTGAAGTCGTAGTTCTGCCGCCACCCTTGCAGGGCGGTGTGTATTTTAGCCAGCACATCATATACCGCCAGTGCCTGTGCCCTTACGGGGCTCTTATTGTTTGTGGCTCCCTTTGGGGTAAAGGCTACCCTGATGTTAATCTGAGCCGTTACAATTTGGCTCACATCGGTTTGGTCATCGGTTCGGGGGTAGGTGATATCAATCATAGCGCAGGGGAAAGCCACGCGGGGACGCTCGCCCATTACATCCAGCTCGCCGCTGTCCCAATCCACCCATCGCAGCTCGGGCACTTGTACCTCAAGCCTGTCGCTTATCGCAATAAAAAGTTCTTTGTTCATAATTTACAATGTGTTTAAGTATTCAATAATCCGTTCTTTAATCATATCCAGCAGCTCCTCGGCTTTGCCCATAAACTGCCTTTGCGGGATGCGCACATTTCGGTTATGGCTTTTGACATCCACGCTTCCTTTCTTAGTCTGCCGGGTATGGGCAGGCACCACCACCGCCCCTGTAAAGCCTTCGTTATGTACGCGTGCATAATCCACCTTATCGTTCCCGGCACTAATCACCACCTTCGTAGGTTTAATAATAACCGGCCTGATGCTGTTCATCATGTTGCCGCTCTCCACCATGAGGCTGCCTGTTTTCTTGTGCACCTTGGCGGGAGTCCACGGCGTGCCGTCCCACTCCTTCAGCATAAAAGTTTCTTTGTAGTAGGCCGTGGCTGTTTCGGCTACTATCTCAGCGGCTTCAGGCATTACGCGCTCCGGGAGCTGCGCAATAAATTGGTCAAATTCGTCGAAAGTCATAAAAATTATTATTACATTTGTATCAACAGCCTTGCGGCTAAGAAAGCGCCAATACCCCGCAGCGGAGGGACGCGGACGGCTGCACATCGTGACAGCGTAAGGCTTAGAGCTGTAACCCGGATTTATCCTATCCGGGTTTTTTTATGAGTAGTCCGCGCCTGTATTTTGTTACCAGCTCCTTCCATTTCTCCTTGCTTGCGGCCTTTACTTTCTCCCTTACAGGGAAAAAAGTTTTCACTTTGTAAACCGTGCCAGCCTTTACTTCCCCAATCACCGCCAACGCCTCATCCTTGTAGTATTTCAAAAACACATACTGGTTAAGCGTGTCTGGTGTTATCCACACTTCATCCGGCTGCTGTAGTGTTTCAGCTACTGCTTTCATGTAAGGGGCTCGTTGCGTTGCTTTTTTACCAGCATGCATCTTTAGCCAATCATCCGCATCAAACTGGATGCTGCGCCCGTTGTAATCCGTAAAGAATGATTTTCCATCCTCTACCTTCAGTGTCTTGGCATACTCCTCAATAGTTCCTCCCCAGCGTTGTAGCGTGCCGCCAAGCTGGCTGCGCATCTGCTCATAGCTCTTCAGTCCGTAGGTGTTGTAATTCACGTTCTTCAGCAGCTTTTTAGCCATACGCGGGAACTTCTTAATATAGAGCTGATTTTCTTTGAACACCTCCCACGATTGCGCACGGTTGGTGCCAAAGCCCTGCGCGGCATCCTTCGCCCACTCATCGCTGGCAAGGTACTTATCCACCACGACCCTGGCGGCGTCAAAATCATATCCTTCCACCTCGTTAGCCATTTTAGCTATCACATAGCAACGACACTTCCAGCCATTCGGCGGCCATATTTTATTCCATCTTGGGTCGTTGGCCGGGAGAATGATATCATGCAGCTTACGGTGGCTGTCTCTTACCTTGTCATCGCCAACGGTCTTATATTGCCAGTAAGGGAACAGCTGGGTTTTACTCTTCAGCCGGTTGTAGTTTTCCGTGCTGTTTGCTATCAGGGTGGCGGTTTGCCACTCGGTTCGCTGCCACTCTTTGTTGAATACCTCCAGCTTATCAGAAGCAAGCTTGTAAAACTCCTCAAAGCTCTTGCTTTTCCGGTAGAGTTCGTTCAGCATCTGAATTTCTGCAATGCTCTTGGCCGCGCTGAAGTGGAATACGTTCATCTCCATCGCCGTAGTGCGGGCATCGTTCTGGTAGTTGTAAGTAAAACCGAAATCAGCCAAACGCACAGGCTTAGCCGTTAAGGCTTTAAGCAGGTCGTTGCTAATCCAATAAAACAGCTCCGGGTCGAAATCCGTTTTATCCAGCGCGCGCTTGATAAGGCGGTCGTGAAAATCCTTATCATTCAGTGT